GTTCTAAGAAGTATCAAGTTTATGTTAAGAATCCTAAAACTGGTAAGGTTAAAAAGATAGCATTTGGTGATGTTCATGGTGGATTAACAGCTAAAGTTAGTAATCCTAAAGCTAGAAAGTCATTTGCGGCTAGACATAACTGTGATATGAAGAAAGATAAAACTAAAGCAGGATATTGGGCTTGTAGAATTAATAAATATGGACACCTTTGGGGTGGTAAAACTTATCCCGGATTCTGGTAAAATATTATAGCACATGAAACATTTAAAAACATATAAAATATTTGAATCTGTTATAAATGCCACTAGATTAGAGATTCCGTATGAAACATATGCGAAAGATCCTAAAACCGGTTTATTAGATCCTAAAAATAAAATTTTTGGAAAGTCTAAGATTATTGATTATGCTGATAGAAAAATAGTTGTCTTTAATGTTAATGGAATTCACGTTCCATTTTATTTATCATCTGGACATGGTGGTAAAAAAGACGTAACTAGCGGAAAATGGTATCCGTTTTTTGGAATATATGGACCAGATAGATGGTTAAATAAGTCATCCTCTAGTGATATTAATAATTATTATGGAGTAGGTTTATTAAAACAAATTTCTCAATCACTTGATAGTAAAATAGGTGATATTAGAAATGATAGTTCTATACCAAAAGTTTCACCGACTGGCACACATATAGATTTTATCAATAAAGATTTAACACCGGTTGAGAATGAAAGACCTGATACTAAGATTAAATTTGCTCAAAATTTAGAAAATTTAAAAAGAAAATTAGGTGTATGACACTTCTTCCTTTCCAAGAAACTAAATTAAGTGATAATGAATTTATCAGAGTATTTAGCCAAGATACTGATTCTGGCGAATATATGTGGCACCGTGATAGAGAAGATAGAATAATTGAGTCTATTGGTGATACAGATTGGAAAATACAAATAGATAATGAGTTACCTAAAGTAATAGATAAGGCATTTATACCAATGGGTGTTTATCATCGAGTTATAAAAGGTACAGGAGATTTGAAAATAAAGTTAATAAAAAACCCATCTTAAAGATGGGTTTTGTTTTTAGTCAGCTTTGACTTTATAATTTTCATTGTATATCTTAATGACTTCATCAAATTCATTTACAATTCCTGATTTGAACTTATCATTATCATACTTTTGTTTCAAGATATACTCTTTAATATAATCTTCATATTCTAATTGAACAGATATTTCCATTCCATTCTCGTCTAGTTCAACTTCTAATGATTCATTTACATCTTCACCATCAACTAACTCTTTGGTAATATCGTCAATATATTCTACAGAAGCAAAATTACCTTTCTCCAACATAACTTCTAACTTTCTACGAAGCTTTCTGTTATTAATTAACAGGTTATTTGAGATAGCTAAATCAATATAATCTTTAGTTCCTCTTAATTCATCTAATTTGTCAATATCTTCTTCATTAGCAACTCTAAATTTTCTAAATATTGGAGAGTATGTGTTAGGTACAAAATCAATTTTATCACTACTTAGGTCGAGAATGGTGATACCTTTTTGGTCTCCCATATCATTTCTGTCCATTTGGTATGGAGAGCCTATAAACGAGAAATTTTCATTTGTTTGTCGAATGTGAATATGTCCACTAAAAACATGTTTGTATTTCTTAAACTCATCAACATCAATTTTATCAGCATTTCTATGTGCTACTGAATTTAAATGCATGCGGCAACCATTTAAGTCAGAGTGACAAAATAAATAATCACCTTGGTTATTAGTGATTTCTTTAATCATATCTAATCTTTTTTCAGCCCAAGGCATTAGGACTAATTTCTGACCATCTACTTCAATAGTAGTTGTATTAGTATAAACATTTACATTATTAACGTGGTTAAATAATCTAACCGAATTAATATCATTTGAACCTTTATTCCATAAGTCATGATTGCCTACAATAATATGTAGTGGAAGTATCTCAGACAACTCTAGGAGTATCTTCTCTGCTTTATATGAAGCAATGATAGGAATAGATGTTCTGTTGTCATATAAGTCACCACAGTGTATTAAAATATCACCTGGTTTAGCATTTTCTCTGATGTAAGGAATAAAAGAGTTATAGAAATAATCTTCCATCATATCTAACCACTTATCTAAGTTATTAAGATATACTCCAAAATGCCAATCTGTTGTAATAAAAACTTTCATTAAAAATTTCTTTTCTTTTTATATGAAATTATTGTGATATTGTTTCTTTTCTTCTGGCTTCTCTGGCACATTTCTCACATCCACTACCAGCATATAAATGAGCATTTGGTGTTTGTTCAAACTCTTCGTGAACTGGACATATTATTTTAACTTTACTTCTACAGTTTTCATAAAGCACTAAGTCATAATTATATTTATTGTCATGTTTAATATTTGACTTTTCAACAAAATCTTTACTTTTTTTACTTCTTCTATTAAGAGCCTTTAATTCTTTTGATATAGCCTTTTCTTTAGATTTACAGTTTTTATTACAAAACTTTCTATCTGGTCTACCCCAAATAATCTCTTTATTACAATATCTATAATTACAGTTCATATATTGTATTTATTAAAAAGTGGAAATGGCATTTTTTACAACATAATATTTTAAAATAGAGCTAAAGAGAGAACAAATAAAAATATATAATTTATAAAAAATAATTAAAAAAAATATGCCATTACCACATTTTACTCAACTTTTGAACACAGGTTCACCAGGGGGTCCTGGTACGCTACCTGATGAAGTAGTATATCTTAATTTATTTGAGATTACCTTTGTATTACCTGTTATTTTACAGGCTCAAGGTAGAAACCCAATTTTACTTCTTCAAAATGCGTTGAATATTGATATGAACTTAACACAATTTGACGTTGGTGTTAAAGAACAAAGATTCAAGTATTCAACTCGTCAGTTCTTGACAACTCCAACTAAAACCGCTGGTGAATTTAACATCAAGTTCAATGTTAACGTTAACCAACAAGGTTCTATGGAGACTTGGAATGCTTTGAAGGCTTGGTACGATTTAGTATTTAACTCACAAAATGGTTCACTTCACTATAAAAGTGATATTATTGGAACTGTTATTGTTAACCAACACGATAAAAAAGGTGTTGTTTTAAGACGTGTTACTTTCCAAAACGTACAAATTAAACAATTAGCTGGTTACGCTTTAGACTGGTCATCAAACAACATTATTGAGTCATCTCAAGCTGACTTTATCTATGATTACTTTATTGATGAGTACATTGATAATAACTTTACTATCAATCCTCCAATTTTATCTGGATACTAATAGAAATAATAAAATTAAAAACCCATCTTTTAAGATGGGTTTTTTTTTATGTCTAATAAACAAAAAACCCACCAATTGGTGGGTTTAATTTTAATATTTCGGTATGCTATTTGACATATTAGAAGCATTTCTCATCATTGAATTAGCATCAAAGTTTGGCATTCCTTTTTGCTGATCTTGTTCTTGTTTCTTTCTAGAGCTATCTTCCTCTTCAACAATCTCATTAACCAACTTAATGTTTTCTTCAAACATCCAAAAGGGCCATTCATCCATAGCATATTCTTGTGTATGAAAGTGCTTTTGTAGTAATAACTTATTCTTTAATATATGCTTCAAAGGCATCATGAATAACGAAAATACCTGACGCTCCGTTGGGAAATTGCATGTCTGTGTGGACCTCCTCACCACACGAACATTTTTTCTTCAATTCTTTGATACCAAAAGTCATTTTACCAACAGCCGCATTTAAGAATTGGAAAGAAATATCATCAATTTCTTCAAACTCTTTTAATTTAGATTTGATACCTTCATAAGTAACAGAAGTTCTACCAGCTAACATAAAAGGAATAATTTTTAAGAAAGAAAGATTTGGAGTTCTTTTTTCATTATTTTCTTTTAAGATATAGTCAGTAAAAGCTTTTTGAAGACCAATATTTGGCGGAGTTAATTCAAACTCTTTACCATTTACTGTTGTAAAGTGATAAGATCTTGTAGAGTTACTAAAGTATCTATCAAGTTTTTCATCGATTTCGTGGAATGAAAAATGGTCTCTTTTCAATTCTAATTGTAATTCTTCTCCACAACCACATTTTGTAGTTACTGTTAATGAATTACCTTGTTGAAATGTTAATTCTCTAATTAAGAAAATTAAAAATAATCTATCTTGGTCTTTCACATCAAGATAAGAACCCATCTTACCATCTGAATATTTAATTCTAACACAAGATTGAAGAATGTCATTCATTTTTTCAACGATATCGTAAAAGTTTTGGTCATCAACCATTGAGTAAGATTGAATTTCTTTTACTTGAGCAGGTCTTACCATAAATACGGTACCTGTTGGGTAAAAAGTACCACATGGAAGTTCTTTAATATCAAAGTTAAAATATTGAAGATCTGTAGTTCTTGTATTGTCAATTTTTGGTTGCTCTACAAATGGAATATCAGAGTTGTTTTGATTTTTAGAAGATTCTAAATTACCAATATGTTTCTTTAAGTATTCTTCTTCACTCATATTATTTTGTTCAGACATATAATGTTGTTATTTTTTATTTATATATTCATAGAATAGTTACTCCTATGAATTTACCTTATGGTTATAACAAAAAAAAAGAGAAAAGTTTTCACTTTTCTCTTTTTTATTATAAAATTTATTAATTATTATCCGTTGATGAATCCACCCGCAGAGATAGCACCAGTTCTCAAGATAGTAATATTGTTTACAATAATACCCATACCCTTGATCGGTTCAACATATGTATCAAGAACACCAATTTGGTTATCAATGATTTCATTAGTGTTGTTTTCTTCATCCATTTTATTAAAGTAGTTGTATAAACCATTCTTACTTACATAAGTTTCACAGATAACGTCTGCTCTAAGTTTAATTTCTGCTCTAATATCAGGTGTATTAAATTTCCATTGGAAGTCTAATAACATTCTTGACAATTCTCTTTCAAGTTCGATAAGAACTTCTCTAACGTGTAAGTATGAAAGAGCTGAGTCGTAAAGTGTTTGACCTGTATTTTCAGTTTCAATTACGTTTCCTCTGTTTCTCTTGAACACAATTGGGTTCATTTGAGCTTGGTTAATCCACTCGATATCAGTATTAGTGAAATCCATTTCAGTTGAAACTATATTAGTAATTCTACCATTAGTAACACCTGCTGCGATTGTCCAAGGAGTCATTCCACTTATATTTGAAGTATGTTTTCTCATATAAGTTGTTCCTACCCATGCTGCTGGTGGAACTTCAATTGGTCTACCATTATCATTTACAGTTAAGTAAGGCATAAAGTAACCTACTGCTGTAGTACCTGCTCCGTCACCGAATGAATAAAGGAACGCAGGAGAGCTTTCTGGGTCACCACCCTTAGCAACGTACTCAAGTTGTAAAACACCTTCAGCATTTACGAAAGTAGGAGATGATGAGTTCTTAAATGATTTCATAGAAGGCATATTCAAGATTCCAAGAGCATCTAATCTTTCTCCACAGATATCAACTAATTGTTGTTTAGATCTTTCAGTTAAACCAAGACCAAATGAGTCAATTAAATATCTGAAGTCGATTGCTTCTTTATTAGTAATTGCTTTGAATAAAGGAGTTCCTTTAGCAACTAAGTTAAGTATAGCATTTTGTCTAGTTTCAGTACCATCAGGTAAAGAAGCTTGTCTAATTCTAAATCCTTTAAGAGAGATAGCTTTATAAGTAGTAGCGTAGTTATCAATAGGTGTGTATCTAGTTGTTTGATAATCACCACTATAGTTAGTTTTTTCAATTCTAGCATCACAAGTAACCTCTACTAATGTAGTATCACCAGCATATTGTTTTTTACTTAAAATTCTTGTAAGTTTTCTAGCAACTTCACCAGTTTGTAATACAACTGTTGGGTCAACATAAGCGGCTAAGAAGTCACCAACTTTAACCTCAGTGTATCTAGAACCAGTAATAAGAATCTTATTAGGAACTTGAACATATCCTGTAGGAATTTCAATTTCAACAGTTTGTTTGAAGTTTGATTTAGCTGATTGTACATAGAATGTATTATTAGATACCGTATCAACTGCTTCAATAGATGTAAATCCTTCATCCATGAAATCAACTTCTAATGTTCCGTTATTATTTAAGTACATTTTTAAGTAATGTTTCTTTAAGAAATCATAAATAGTACTTACATTTAATACTTCTTCGTAAGCAACTTCTTCACTTACTTCATATGCCCAGTAGTAAGCTCCTACTGTACTTGTGTAACCAAGATTTGTAGCTAAAGTAGATGGGTTAGAAGCATTAGTAATTGTAAATGATCCAGTATTAATACTTGAATCAGGAACAATGAATTGATCATATGTAGCATATGATGGATTTGTATTTGAAGTAGTTTCAAATATTACATAGTTGTAACCAGCATATGATGAAGTAGTACCTGCGGCAATTTCACCATCTATGAAAATAACATTCATAGTTTCTTGTGCGGCTACTAAAGCTTGTGGTACTTTATTAGCATAGAAGTAATCTCCTGTGTTAATAATACCGTCATAAAAATTAGAATAAAATTTAGAGTATCTAGCAACAACACCATCAGTCATAGACCAAACATTTGAAGTTGTGGATACTTTATCTGAGCCAAGTAAAAATTCATTATCTACTGTGTAGATTACAAAGTAACCATCAAGAATATCACTTAATTGAGCATCAGTTAAACCAGTATTTAAGATAAATGATTTATTAGATGTTGATGAGCTAACAATATTTGTAATTGTTATAGTAGATAAACTAACTTTATCAAACGCATGATTAGGTCCTAAACATAAAGTCATTTTATTTTTATTAGCAGAGTCAATTAAATCAACTAATCTATTGAATAATTTGAATCTTCTGTATTGTGCGTAATTTGCTACAGAAGGTACAGTATTTGTATTTTCAAATGTAACTTTAATTACACCAGAATCTGGAGTACTTTGAGTTGCGATGTGATAATCATCAGAAGCACTAGTACCAAAACTAAAGTCTATGAAACCAACTGTGTCAATATTTACATCAGTAACTGTTACTGTTGGTGCTGCGATATCACCATTAGCCATATCAAATTCTACATAACCTAATACGATATCACTTGCTGATACTGTAGGTTTTGTAGGTGTTGAACCATAAGCAACACCAGTTGTGTTAGATACTACAGATAATGAACCTGTTGAGTCTAAAACATAAGCTGATACAAATGATAATGTACCGTATGAAGCGCTATAATCACTAGCACTAATTGTTAATGTATTTCCAGTTACTGGAACCATTTTATCACCAATTACAGCGAAAGCGTCAGCAGTAGCTGTGTAAGTTAATGCGATAGAAGCAGATGATGATGTTAAAGTATCTTTAGTTACATCATAAACAAATCCTTCACCAAACCAAGCAGTTCTGTTATCACCATTATCAATAACACCTGTTTCAGTTGGAACTAAACCAAATGCGTGAGGATCTTGGTTAATATAACCATTTCCTGTAAATACACCACCTAACAAGGCAGTTACGTTACCAGGTAAGTCTAAAGGCACTGCTGTGATTTCAATTGATTCAGCGATAGTTTCTTTATAAGATAAGAATTCTATTTCAGTTTCATTCACACCAGCAACTGTTTGTCCAACTAAGTCTAAAAGACCGTTGTAGTAATCTGTTTCAACTAAATCTGAGTTGAAAGCACAGAATACTCCAGTTTTATCTGTATCTCTGTTAATTGTAGTTTCAATAAAAATATTAGTACCATTGGCATCTCTAAAATATGGAATTAAGGACAATCCTTCGTAATAAGCTAATAAAGTAACATTTCTATCATTAGCAAAGTTTCTAATTTGACTCTTAACAAGACCAGACGCATTGAAGTAAGCACTCCATCTATTATCAATAGCCAAGTTTTGGTAGTCAGACCAGTCACCACCTACAACAATAACATCTACTAAATAGTCAGATGCGTAATCGTTAGCGTTAACATATGGCGGAAGTTTTTCTTGAGAACCATACCATTCGATTAAAGTTCTATCAAAACCAGTTCTAGCACTTTTCACAACAAATACAGTAACGAATCTGTCAGAAAGGTTAGTAATACTAAAAGCTCTTTCAGTATAACCAGCATTTGGTTTAGTTAAATTAATGAAAGACTCAGTATCTCTTTTCCAGAAACCTGTTGTATCGAAGAATCTTCTATAAGCTCCATTTCTTTCGATATCATTAATATAACCAGATGATGATGATAATGATTTATACTCAATAGTATCTAATGTATCATCTGTGCTTAAAAGATTGATAGCGAATACTGGAGCTGATTCCAACATTTTTTGAATAGTTCTGTGGAAAAATGAACCTTTTCTTTCTAATCCTCTATCAAGTTGACCAAAGATAGACTCTAAGTCATTGACTGTAGTAAGTCTAATAGGTGTATTTACTGGTCCCTTTTTTGAAACACCAATAACCATATTAGTAATACCCTCAACCACTGGAGTTGTAATGATTGAATTGTCAAACTCTTCTATGAAGATTCCTGGTCTTTTGTATTTTCCAATTTGAATTGCCATATTTTTAATATTTTTTTTTATGTTATAGAGTATATATAAAATGTAAAAAATGATATTTTTTCTATTTTCACTTCTCTTTTGAGATTTTCTTTATATTATCCATCATATTCTTCTCTACATCGAGCATTTTTTTATTTAATGATGATTGGGCATCAGATATTTCTTTGGTTAACGATGCTATAGAAGCAGCATTTGTTGATATTCTATTAGTTATATCAGTTATTTTGCCAGTAACGGCTTGCTTTGTAGAGTCATCCTTAGATAATTTTAATTCTTCACTAAAATCATCTTTTTTAACCTTATCATTCGCAATATCTTTTTGAATATTATTAACTTTTCTTGTTAAACTAGCAATGTGTAGATACTCAACTAAGAAAGGATTTCTATCCTGACCTGGTAAGGCATCTATTTTACCAACAATCGATTCTATTTTCTTTTGTAAGTCAGCATCTATTTTGATTGTTAGATATGCGGTGTCTATTAGAGGCTTCTTTGTTTTATATTCAGTAAGTTGATTTTTAAGAGTTGTCAACTTTTCTTTAGCCATTTTAATATCTGGTTGGTCTGTTATATTAACATCAAATTCAGCTTCTTCTAAAAAGATTCTATATGATTTTAGGTTTCTCATTATTTCTTAATTATTGACGTATTTTTAATGTCATTAGCATTAATAATATTTGTAAATCCACCGTTGACTCTTATTGAATTTGATGGATTTTTTAATTTAAATCTTGAGAATACTTCTTGTCCTTTGTCATCTTTTAACTTCTCTTGTAAAGTAAAGAAAGACTGAAAGTTTATCTCATCTTCTTTTCCACCTAATACAGATTTTGTAGATGGATTGTTTTTAGAACCATCAAATGATTGTATAAACTTAATAGAGTGACTACCACTTAAAAGGAATTTACCTTCTTTGTTGATAAGAGAAACTACTTTCATTCTGAATCCTTTTATTATGAATTGTTTGTTATTATCTTCTACTAAGTCAGTTTTTATAGAATATTCTAGTTTATTCTTTTCCATTTTAATTGTATTTCCTGACTCTATAATATATTTCTTAAAGAATCCCATTGATCCACAGTAACTAACATAAGCATATTCTGATTCTATTCCTTGTACATAGAAGTATATTTGTCTAGACTCACCATTTAACATAGTTTTAGCAGCAAAGAAGGTTCCTTCTAATTCATCATTACTTTCAAATTTTAAAAGTTTATCAGTGAAGTCAAGATTTTTTTCTTTAGGCATACTGTCTGCTACTCCGTTTATTTCCTCAGCTTCTTTTTCTCCGCCCATTGTAAGTCCACCTTTTTCAAGTTTCTTTTTATCCGCGTCTGTAGGTCCAAAGTATTTTTCGATAAATTCAGCTTGTTTACCTTGAGTAGAATCACCACTTTTGCTTTTATATAAAGTATCACCATCAAGCATATCATTCATAAATCTTAAAAGATTTTTACCAGCTTCCTTTATATCATTTCCTTCGGATGTTTTAAGAATAGTTTCTTCTCTAAATATCTTTTGATATTTTGTATCTTTAATTATATTCTGTACAGCATTTTCCCATTGATTAAATATCACGTTATTTCTATATGGTCCACCACTAGCACCTGCGCTATCGGGAGAACCACCACCAAATGATGTGTATTCCATAAATGTTTTGTTAGAAACTTTACCACCACTTCTTCCAGTTGAAATAACTTGAGTTGTGTGTAGCTTATAAGCGCGGTTAAATACTTTTATTATTTCAATAATTGGATCAAGTCCAGTTATTGTAACAGCATCTCTCTTTTCAGCTTTTTCAATAGAAATTCTGATTTTTTCAGATTGTGATCTAGTTAGTACAAACTCTTTAATATCAACTTTTTTATCCCACCAATCTTTAATCTTTTGAGATGTTGTCATATTAACTGGATCCGAAACTTCACCTTGAGTCTCTTCAGCTTCTTTTATATATGATAAAAATTTGTTATATCTGTTAATAATAGACTCTTTTGTTAATTCAGATTCTTTTTTAGAATATTCTTTACCATCACTTGTTGTGAAGAAGTAAGAACCATCTTTTACTTTTTCAATCTTTTTAGATATTTCTTTACCTTCTTTATTTTTCCATTTAACAACATCACCAACTTTGAATTTAGTTTCAGTTGTTGGTACTTCTGCCTTTTGTTCTGATGGTTTTACAGTCATTATTGACTTGATACCTTCTACAAATGTTTGTAAACCTTTACCTGTTTCTCCTAAACCACCGTATAATCCTTCTTTGTCAAATTGTAAAGCAGTTTTAGCAAATCTTGCTATTTTCTCAGCTACAACAATTTTTTTGTTTTTATCTGAGATTATTTCCATACTTTCTTTATATAAAGGAGTAGTAGAAGCATTTAATGTTTCTTTTTTATCACCAACTAAATATCTGTTGATTTCTGTAAAAAGAGATTTAATAACTTCTTTGTTTTTAGAATCCAGTGATTTTGATGTTATATCATTTAAGAATTTAACATCTACACCAATACCTTTATCTTTTGGGGATTCTAATACTTCAATAGTCTTTTTTAATTTAGTAAAAGCCTGAGTTAAATGATCTTCTCCACCTTTTACATTTGCTCTATCTGGGCTAGCACCATCACCTAAGGCTTCGGCTAGAATATAACTCTCCATTACAAGAACTAACCCAGCAGGCATTGTTTGATTATCTTTTGGATATTTTGCCAAAATTTGAGTGTTTTTAGTTCTAATATCAGTTAATGCTAATTTTTTTGGATTAGCTTTTGTATTTTTTTGTATTTTTTCAACAGTATCTCCAGCTACAGTGGTATATGTGAATTTGGTTGTAGATGTAGTTGTATCTTTTTTAACATCCATTAATTTAACTTCTTTGTAATGTGTTAATATATAAGATAGTGATTTAAGTGTTTTGATCATAGTAGGGTAAATAGCTTCTGATGATTTAGAACCTTCTGTATCTTCAGCGCCTTCACCTTCTTTACCTTCTGTATCTTCACTTTCTAACTCATCAGTATCTTCTTCAGCACCACTTTCAGCACCGCCTTCATCATCTTTGAATTGATCCAAAAACTTTCTAAACTCCTTTAACTGATTTATTAAATTAAGAAGATTATCTTTATCCATTGATAATTCTTCAGCTGGTGTATTCTCAACTACATCTTCTATGTTTTTAATAGCCTCATCTGTAAGTCTTTTTATTTCACCTACATTATCTTCTTTCTCTATAGAATTTTTAAGATTTTCTAAAAATGAGAATATAAGAACTTTGTTAAATTCTGCCTTTTCTTCTTTTGATAAACCTGATACTGCTGACTTTCCTAATAAGTCATCAAAAGCATCTTTTAATCTTCTGTTAACAGCTTTTATTCTAACTAAGTTAGCACCTATCTTAGCTTTTCTAATAGTAGAGTTTATTAGTCTACCAAGTAATGAGTCATTCCAAGGAATATCATTGGCAAATGGTCCACTATCACCCTCGTTTATAATTTCTAAATCTTTATTTTCTAAAGACTTATATTCATCTATTTTGTTTATGCTTCTTTTAAGGAACTCATCTCTATTACTAAGATACTTCATAAATTAATGTAATTTTTTCAACATATATATTAAAAAACTTTTATTGAAAATTAGTTAAAATGAATAATTATGCTTATCTTTGTTTAAGATAAGTGATTAAAACAAATGATGAAGCAAAAAAATAATAAATAAAATTTGTAAATTCACTAATTATCCTTATATTTGTATAACAAAATAACCACTAAAAGAAAATAATATGAAATTCGACATCAACAAAGTAATCTGTATCAGCTTAAAGTCTCACAACGATCAACAATTGAAAGCTATCTCTGAAGTTTACAAGTTAGACTTTAATGCTTTAGTTACTGTAAAAGGCACATCACCTAAAATATGGGTTGAGGCTGGTGGTGACTATGTTATTGCTTTTGTTAATAGTGTAGGTGATACAACTGTAAACTCTATTTTTTGTCCAATCACAAAGAGAGAAAAAGATGCTTTGTTAAAAATCACTCCTATCAAAACTCCAAAAATGCCAAAAGCTACTAAAGCTGTTGATACTAAAGTTGATAACACTGTAGAAGTTTCTAATGTTTTCATCGAAGATTTAATCGCTGAATTCGATGTAGTTTTAGATGTAGACACTATCTTAGAAAAAATCAGTGCTACTGGTATGAAGTCTTTGACTAAAGCAGAATTAGACTTTTTGAATAGCCTTAGTAAATAAAAAAAATCATTTTTTTCCATATTCTTAAAAAACCGGGCATATGTCCGGTTTTTTTATTTTAAAATATATTTTTTTTTACCCACCTTTGAAATTTTAATAAAATCCACGATTGTCGATTTGATAATAAAAAATTAGAATATATAAGACATACAAATTCATATTTTATTATGAGATATTCAGAACTAAATTATCGTGGTAAGACTTACACAAGTGCTAATGAAATCAACGATATTCTCGTTAAAGAGAAATTCTACTGGCTTATTGACTCAGAGATTGAGAACGCTCAGTTAGAAATAAAAAACAACACACTTATATGGAAAAATGGCAGTTTCTACACAGGAGATTGGTACTATGGTATTTTTAAAGATGGTAGCTTCTATGGAAACTGGGAAAATGGTATATGGGAAAACGGCAATTTCGGTGGTAAATGGCGCAGTGGTATTAATCTTACACAGATATAAAAAATTAACATGATTACTATGAAGAGAAAAAGAATTACTCTTGAAAAACAACAAGAGAAGGAAATTTTGAATCAAAGAGAGTTAAGGGTTACTAAAGAAGGAAATGATTACTTCTTTGAAATCGGACCAGAAATGACATCAGACGTAGCTGAAGCAGTTTCAATTCTAATGAGAAAAATTGACTGGAACGACCCTATTTGGAACACGACAATTGATAAAAAAATGATATATGAAAACATAACCCCAGAAAAATCACTATACTGGTTATCTGGTGGATATAAAGAATGGAACACATTAGACCATTATAATAGACCTTGGTGTGATTGTTACTTAGAGTTTCAAGAAGAGTTTGGTTTTCTTATAGTAAATTTAGTTAAAAAATCAAAAACATTATTAGACGTAAGAAACGCATTTATGAAATACCTAAATCTACCAACACTATATAATTTCGCAATAAGTAAAAATATGGTAAGAGTATAAAAAATAGAAAAATATATATTTAAGAAATCCTGTCAGAAATGATGGGATTTTTTATTTAATATATACTTTATGGAACAAATGAAAACAGTTTGTAGAAATCCTTGGTGTAAAGGACATTTCTATTATACAGAGTCAGATATGGTAGAAGTAAAAAGTGATATCAGAACATCTAAAATAAATGATGTTTTAAGTGAAGTTCAAAAAACTCCACCAAGTCAATGTCCAAAGTGTAGAAGCTTTGATAGTGAACTAAGTGGTGGTGTTGAGTGGAAAGATAAAGAATATGAAGGTAGTAGATTTGATGGCATGCCTCATCAACTTAAATATAAAGTAACAAATTATAAATTATAATGAAAGCACACTTTTTTGACTTAGATACAATATTGACAACTGATAATAAAGTTTGGTTAGTGGATAAGACTATTCCAAATATACCTATTATGAAAATATCACAAAGTGATTTTAATTTAATTAAAAAAGGTATTTATAAAAGCCAAGGAAACTCTATAAATTTTAGTGGACACACTTATTGGTTACCAACAGATTTATTTGAGAAGATAAAAATTAAAGCTAAAAATCACAGAGCCGATATTTCTAATTTAGCTTTTTCTTTACAAGAGTTTATGAATAAAGAATTAATTGAAAATTTAGATTATGATATTAATTTAGAAAATATTTTACATTTGAAAAATACAGATGATGATATTTATGTAATATGCTCAAAGAATACTAAGAGAAACTATGAGTTAATGATATCTAAAATAGAAGATAAATTAAAAGAAAATGGTCTAATTATTAAAAAGTTCTATTTTATATCAGAAACATTCTATAATAAAGTATCTGATGATATTTCTCATAAGAAAGTTAGATTATTATTACAACATATAGTTGGTCTTAAAACTGAAGGTGATAAGTTTACTGAAGAAAAGTTAGGTCAATATGATGAATTATTCTTCTATGATGATGAAGAAAATGTTATTAAACTAGCAAAAGAATCTAATAAACTTTTAACTGTTTTGTTATCAAACACTGATAATAAATTAAAAGAAATTATTAAAGAAGATTTGAAATCTAAAAAATACACATTATATGTTAATTTAATAACTGGTAATAAAGTAAATAGATTTGTAACTACAAAAGTAGATATTCAATTTAGTAATTTAATAACAGTGTTTGAAAGTTTTAAATGGAGATAATTATTTATCTTTCTCTTTACTAATCATAGCATTCTTAATTAAATCATTAAGCTTTCTATTATCCATTATTTCTCCACCACCTATTGACTCACCAGCCGATTCTTCAGCCGCTATATTTTGAGCTTTAATAACTTCTGGATTCTCAATTTCATTAAGACCTAAATCTTTTCTTAGTCCTTTATAAAATTTCTCAAGTTCAGTTCTTTGTGTGGATGAGAATTTAGAGTTTTCTCTAATTTGACCAATTGTTTGATTGACAACTTCATGCATTCTAGCAGAATTATCTCCATTATCAACTTGTCTTAACTGTGATAAGAAGTTCTTTCTAGTCATTTTTGATAAGAAGATTGTTTCAGCATAAACTTTAGCATCTTCTCTCATTTTATTTCTTATATAAGGATGTTCTTTTAATTGAGGTACATCACTTAAATATAAATCAATAAGTGATTCTAATACTTCCATAGACTGTTGGCTAGCAACTGTCATGTCTGAATCATAATCATATATTTCTATTTCACCTAAATCTGGTAAATCCTCAGGTCTAGCAAGGTGTTTACTTATATCAAATTCGCCACTTTCCGATTGGATTTCATCGAATTCATCTTTGATTCTATTTCTTTCGTTCTCTGTTTTTGACATAGAAGGCGGTTTTTTACAATATATATTAAAAAATATCTTTTCCTAAAATATGGCATTTGCTCCACAACAAGAAAGACAAATGGTTTTTACAACCAAACTAGTAGAAGAGGCAACTGATAAGATTAATGATGGTATAGTCGTTAAACGATATCAAAATCCTTGGTTAAAGAGTGAAGTAGGCTTGAGAAGAGCCGGTGTTTCATTTAGGATGACTGCTGATGAACAACAAGAGTATGTTAGATGTGCCTTAGATGTTCATTATTTTGTGGAAAAATATTGTAAAGTAAAACGAGAAGATGGTTCTATTGGCTCTATTAAGTTAAGAGATTACCAAAAAGAGATGCTTGATAGTTTTGTTAATAATAGATTTAGTATCTTAATGGCATCTCGTCAGGTTGGTAAAACAATCTCATCTTCTATTTTCATGTTACACAAGATATTATTTGATAATGATAAGAATATAATGATTGTTGCTAACAAAGGCGATACGGCTGTTGAGATTGTTGATAAAATCAAATCTATTTACTCTTTACTACCATTTTTCTTAAAACCAGGTATTAAAACTTGGAATCAGAAGTCGTTAACATTTGAGAATGGTTGTAGAATTAAAACATCAGCTAGAACAAAGACTCCAGCAATCGGTTTTACTATTGACGTACTTTACTTAGATGAGTTTGCTCACATTCCTTCAAATATTATTGAACCATACTATACTGCTGCTTTTCCGACAACTGCTGCTGTTCAAAATTCAAAGATTATCATCACTTCTACTCCAAATGGTATGAACCTATTCCATAGGTTATTAACAGATGCTGAAAGACCTGAGGGCGATCCAATGAAGAATAACTATAAACCAATGAGAGTTTATTGGTATCAGGTGCCGGGTCGTTTTGTTACTTACATTAGACTAAATCCGCATAAAATTTATGAATATGGTGTAACTAAAGAAGAGATATTTGATTTAGTTAATCAGAAGTGGGGTAGTCAGACAAAAGTCTTTATGGAATATAATATGGACTTACTCAAAGATGTGATTAATATCTTTAATGATGATAAATGTACAGATGAAGATGTTAAGAAATTAACATTTATTGATAAGAATGGTTTTGAAGTTCCTATTATGGCTATTGCTGAGGTTACAACTTGGAAAGAAGAAGCTATAAAAGATATTGGTGGTGAGGATGCCTTCAACCAAGAGTATGGTTTAAGATTTATTAATGCTTCTAAATCATTATTGAATGAGGCAATTATTGATGAGTTATTGAAAAATAAAAAACATTATGTACATGAGCCTATATTCGAGTTTGATAAAAAACTAAAATTTAGTTATACTGATTTAAAATGGGTTGAGGATGATAATGTTTTTATACCATTAATGAGGAAAGATTATAAGATTGTAATATCTGTCGATATATCAGAGGGACTTGGACAAGATTATTCTATTATAAACATATTTAGAGTTTCTGAGAAACCAAAAGATTTAACAGAATTACAAAAACCATCATATAAATCAATAGTTGATTTCTTTAGATTAGAGCAAATAGGTATTTATAGAAACAATTATATTTCTGTTAAGCAGTTAGCCGAATTACTTTATATGATTGTATTTGAATACTTAAATCCTGATAACTGTAAAGTAGTTGTCGAGTTGAATAACTATGGTAATACTTTATTTGCTGAGCTGCCTCACGTTTTTGATGGTAATAATAATTATGGCTCTTCTGTATTTGTTAGATATAAACATAGAGCCGATGCTACTGAAGAAAAGGTGGGGTTAAAGGTAGGAGAAAATAAAAATCTCATGGTTAAAGATTATCAGGATCTCATGCAAACTAAAGGATTCGTTATTACTAATGAAGATAATATTAGAGAAATCACAACATTTGTTAAACATACTACATCAGCCGGTAACACAAGATATGCGGCAGACGTTGGTCATGATGATACTGTTATGACTATCGTAAATGCTACAACTGTTTTTAGTAGACACGATTTTTCTGAAATGATTGAAGAGTGGTCTAGTAAGTTTGTTGATAAAGAGTATATGAACTATGTTAGAGAGACACTAAAAGGAATAGATTATGTTGAGGGTGTTGATTATGGTCAAGTTTTGAAAATAAGAAGACAACAAATGAATAGGTATAAAGCTAATAATAATGGCTTTGGTGGGAATGGAACTAACTGGTTTGGTAAATAAAAAAAGACATACTAAAAGTATGTCTTAGAATTTTCCAAAGATTTGTCTATTCTGAACTTCATCAACATATTTTTGTATTTCTGCTAGATAGTTCCAAATATTTTTAAGGTATTTCATTAGTTGTTTGCCTCCATCGTAGCACTTAGTCCAGCACTTCTGAGTTTATCTTTCATAGTTGCTATTGTTTCAATATCTCCGTATTTAACATCACACTTTCCATTGTAGTGAACAATATGAGCGCATTGAGTAGCTTGTTCGGTTTCATGCTTACATATCTTCATAAGACAAGTAATAACCCACTCAAATGTATTGTGATCATCATTGTGTAAAACCAGTTTGTATGGTTTAGATAAAATTTCTTCTACTTTAGAAGATGTTTTCTTTTTTGTAATTGTTGCCATAAATTGAATATTATATATTATTTTAGAAAATAGTTTCTTTTTTGTTTACAACATCAACTACTGTAACTTGAACGTGATGTTCTTCCGCCCATTCTTCAAATTTAACTAAGTGTTCTTGTCTATCATCATACATAACAAATTCATGAACGCCAAGTTCTTCAATTTTTTCTTCAAATAATTTAGTTTTGAAGTGGTATGTATCACCGCCCCAGTTTAAATGAATTTCATCAAATGATAGGTTATGTTGATTTAAAATAGTTTGAATATGACTAGACATACCTTCTTTCTTTTTAAGACGACCAGTTGCTAATATAACATAGTTTTCTGGATCAGATACGGCTTCTAAATATTTTTTATAAACCCATTGATTCAATGGAATGTTAAATATTT